TCCGATCTAACCTTCGTCTCGCAACTGAACGTCGACACGCATTACGTCACGTTCTACTGGGCACCGCTCAAGACGACGGACCCGGTCAATGGCGGCAAGGCGATCATCGGCCTCGGCGGCTTCCAAGCCGGCCAGCGCTGCGCGCGCAACGCGGTGACCAACGCCTACGGCTTGGCGAACAAGCAGTATCCGATTTCCGGCAAGGATTGGCCGATCAACCGCACGGGAGTCGCGCAACTGGTTACGCCTTCGGACGTGCAGCGCAGCGACCTCGCGAGCGCCAAGATCAACCCGGTGCTGCTCGAACGCTACACGGGCGGCAGCAAGTACGTGTTCATCGACTGCTTGACCGCAGCGCAAGTGACGACCTCGTACCGCAAGCTGGTATCGGTCGCGGAAATGTCGGCGTCGCTCGATGACATGGTTGTGCGCTACGGCAAGGAAGTGCTGCAACTGCCGATGGACGTGGCGATCAGCAAGATGAAGTCGTTCTTGAAAACCACGTTGAGCAACATGCGGGCAACGAACTGGCTGGTTGCATCGGACAACCCGGACCTCGGCGACGCGGGCTGGACATTCACGGTTGCGCCGAACGCACAGCGCAAGGCTGACCGTATGGACGTGAGCTACGGCGTGCATTACAACGGCGTCGCGCGTGCGATCTTCGTCCAACAAACCCTGTCGCAATAATAAGGAGGCGACATGCTCGACCATCAATTGATGATGCGCAATCTGCTCACGCGCAAAGCCAAGGTCGTGCTCGACAGCACGGCCGACGAAGGCGACGAGGGCAGCGCAGCGGCGGATTACGCTTCGGCCGATATCCGCATGAAAGCCGCCTCGATCCTGCAGGAATTCGCCGGCACGTCGAGCGATGACCTCGCCGACGGCGAATCGCTCGCGGACCGCCTGATGATGCTGGTTGTCGGCGTCATCGACGCGGACAAAGACGGCGAAATCACCGACGAGGAGCAAGCCGTCGCCGACGCGCTGCTCGAAGCGATGTGGGATTACCTCGCCGACAAGGGCGTGTCCGACGAGGACTGCAATGCGCTGCTGAATGACTGGGACGCGGACGCAGCCGCACGCGTGCGCGACCTGCTCGCCGAATCGGGCGTGGCGGGCGAAGGCGACGAGGCGCTCGACGACCTCGACGCATTCGCGTTCGATACGGACGCGGAGCAATCCGTGTTCGATTCGGCCGGCAACCTCGTGCTCGACGCCGTCTATAAAAAGAAGGTTGTCGTGCGCGGCGGTCGCAAAATCCGCATCAACAAGCGGATTTCCGGCCACGTTCGTCTGAGCGCCAAGCAGAAGGTTGCGGTGCGCAAGATGATTCGCAAGTCGCATTCGGCCGCGGCCATGATGCGCCGCATGAAGTCGATGCGCATTCGCCAGCGCGCGGGCCTGTAAGCGGCTCACACCCGACCCCGCACCCTCACCATGGGGCGCGGGGTCGTATCGGCTCCTCTCCCCTTCCCTGCCCGCCGCTATGTCGCTTTTCGATTCCGTATCGTCCACCGTCAGCGCTGCGCTTAGCAGTGCGCTGCCCGCCTCGCCGTTCTCCTCGGGCGGTTTCATCCTGTCGTCGGACTGGACCGGCCTCAATCCGAAGCTGCTCGCGAAGTTCTACCCGCTCAAGCTCGGCGCGGATGGCGGATGGACGCAGAGCATGGACACGCGCAAGGTATCGGACGCCTCTGATTTCACCGTGTTCGACGGTGTCGAGGTCTGGTGCCCGATTACGGATGCGCAAAGCGAAATGACTTTCAACTGGCACTCGCCGTTTGAAGGCGCGGGCGCGGAGTCCAAAGCGCCGACGCTCTCGGCGATGCTGCAATCCGGCTCGCTCAATGCGGGCGTGCAGGCCGTGGGCGAAAAAATCGGCGGCAGTGCCGCCACGGATGCGGCCAGTTCTGCGCTCTCCTCCGCGCAGGGGCGCGCCGGCATCACGAAGCTCAATTCGACGCAGGTGTTTCAGGGCATGCCGCCCGTGAAGCTCTCGCTCACCGCGCATTTTCGGGCCATCGTCGACCCGCAAAAGGAAGTGCGCGACCCAATCTCGATGCTCAAGCAATGGGCCGTGCCGCAATACCTCGCGCCCGATAGCGTGATTGCGAACGCGATCAAAAACGGCGCAAGCGAGCCGGGCATCGAAACGCTGTTTCCCTCGATGGTGCCGCAGATTATCGGCATGCGTTACGGCGATATGACGTGGGCACCGCTCGTTATCGAAAGCATTTCTGAACCTATCTCCGGACCGCGCGACGTGAATGGCGTGCTGATTTCGAGCAGCGTCACGCTCTCGCTTGCCACGTTGACGGCCATCGACCGCCAAGACATTCAAAGGATTTACGCATGATCGTGTTTGCCCCGCTTGCCACGCGCCGGCTCGACGTGACGCTGCAGGAACTCGGCATCGGCGACGAAATCGCGCTGTGCTACCTGCCCGAAAAAGCACATGAAAAGGCGCTGACTGCCTTTTTGCAGTACGCCGTGAAAGAGGCGCGCGCGCCCTCGCCCAAACACGTTGCAGACCCGCGCGCGTGGACGGTCGCGGAACGCCTGCTCGTGCTTGCGCACTACACCACGCACACCGCCAGTGACGGGCCGAATTACGCCGTTACAGAGTCCGGCAAGCTGCTCGACTACCTCGATATGTCGCGCGACCCGGCCAGCGCCTTGCCGACGTTCTCGGCGTGCGGCGACGAGTGGATTGTGCATCCGCTGATTGGCGCGCAGGCTGAAGCGCTCGAAACGCTGCAACTGGAAACGGACCTCAACGGCCACAGCTTCTGGCTGATGGGGATGCTCGCGGCCCAATTGAAGCGCCCCGGCGAGGAGTCGCCCGACCCGGTCGCAAATCCGACGGAATACCTCGACTGGCTGCGCACGCGCATGAGCGTGATTCGCGCGCTGCCCGGCTCCGTCACCTCGGAACTGTTCGACAAGTATCGCGAGGCGCAGGCGCAAGCCATGCAGTTTTTCCGCGTGTGGTTCGATGACGAGGGCATTATCGTTTTGCCAAAGGAGGCGGGCGATCCACTGTCGCCCGCGCGATTTCTCGTTCTTGCCTGCCTCTCTGAACTGGCGCTCTCGCTCACTGGAAAACAATAACGAGACGGCCGCGAGTCTGTTCTTAAACTTCGGTATCGACTTCCACAAGGCGCTACAGATGCGGCAGTCGGATATCAGAACGATTTTCGAAAGCAAGGCTTATCAGGACTGGAAAAAATCGCGCGAGGCGAAGAACAAGTTGTATCTCGCAATCTGTGACCGGCTCGACAACATCATTCGTGCAATCGGCAGCCTTGGGAATGTCTTAGCCAAGCGGCGCGTGTAACGCCGCTTCCTCCCTAAGTTTCTGACCGTGGCGCGGAAAATGACGAATCGACCGCAAGTGTGTTTGGCAAGTGCTGTATTCCGGCTTTATGTGTGCGGCCTTGCCGTCATGACGTGGTTTATTGCGTATTTCGAGGAGCGCTCGCTGTTGGCGCTTCTGAAGCGCACCGACGAAGGCGCGGTGATTCTGTGGATGATGCTCGCGTGCGGGCTTGTCGGCATTGCCGACGTGCTTATCAACGACACCGGGCTATTTCCCTTTCGCATCGAATCAGCGCGCACCCATCGGCATTTCGGCTTCTCCGGCCTCGCCTTCTGCTACGTCTGTCAGGTCTTTATCGCGGTTCTCACCATCAAGTCTCCGTGGATGGCCGCGTGCTCTATGTGGAACGCCTTTCTGGTCGTTGCCTTTTCTCTCATCGACGCTCACCAACGATCAAAGGATTCGACATGCCTGCAAGCCTGCAGCTAAAGCGCCTCTGTTTCATCTGGCTCACCTTGTTCTGGTCCGGTCTTGCCTACGCCGCGCAAGCGACGTTCGTCCATGACCTGAGCGACATTCCGCCTGTTGCGGTCGCAATCTCGTGCCTGCTGTCGATCATCGGCGGCGCGGCTTTCACCGCGCAGAAAATCGCCGATCCCGGCACGCTCGTGACGCGCCCGGTCGTAACCATCGTGCGTGATGTGCTCAATTCGATTGTGGCGGGCCTGCTCGTGTTCTTTCTCGGCTCCTACTTCAATTGGTCAAGTGTCGTGCAGGCGGGGCTGATTACGCTTGCCGGCTATGGCGGCTCACGCTTGCTCGAACCTGTGTTGTCGGCGCTGATTGCGCGCATTTCGAAGTTTGTCGGCGGAGGTCATGAATGACCGTCGTCACAGCCGGGCAGCTTCTGAAAATCATGCCGCTCGCGGTGCGGACGATTCCTGCATTCGTCGATCCGCTCAATGCTGCCCTGATGAAATTCGGCATCACGAGCGAGCAGCGCGTCGAAATGTTCATCGCGCAGTTCGCGCATGAAACCGGGCAGCTTCGCTCGCTCGTCGAGAACCTGAACTATTCGGCGCAGGGCCTCGCGAATACGTGGGCGAATCGCTATTCGAGCACGGGCAAATTCGGCGGCGCGCCCAATGCGCTCGCCATGCGCCTGAATCGCAACCCGCAAGCCATCGCGAACAACGTGTATGCCGGGCGGCTTGGAAACGGCGACGAGGCGAGCGGAGACGGCTGGAAATACCGCGGGCGCGGCGGCTTTCAGATTACCGGGCGCGCGAACTATGAGGCGTGCGCCAAGGCGCTTGGCCTCGACCTCATCGCGCATCCGGAACTGCTCGAACAGCCTGAGCACGCCTGCGAATCGGCGGCGTGGTTCTGGGACGCGCACAAGCTCAATCAGCTTGCCGATAGCGGCAATCTCACGGGCACGACCAAGGTCATCAACGGCGGCAGCATCGGCGCGGCGGAGCGCCTTGGGCTGTGGCAAATCGCAAAGGAAGTGATTGTATGAGTGACGTTACGCAAGTCCACGAACAGCGCGAAACGATGCATGTCGAGGTCAATATTCCGGGTCACGAGGCGCGCACGACGACGGCGCTTTTCACGCGCACGCGCAAGATTCTGATTGAGCGCGAGGGCGGCCGATGCTGGGTGTCGGGCGCAACCGCGGAGCAATCCGGGCATCCGCTCGAAGCGCATCACTTCCCCGTCGAGCGCTCGCTCGCAAACATGTGGGACTGGGAGCGCTTCTCGGTCGACTGCAAGGCGGGCCGATGGGGGCCACACGCCCAATCGTTCGACTGGGAAAAGTTTTTCGAGGGCGCGCGCATCGAGCAGCGCGAGTGCATCGTCAACGGGCACCAATTCACGGTCACGCGCAAGGTGCCGCGTGACCCGTACCTGTTCGTCGACGATATGACGGTCAACGGCTTGTTGCTGTCGAAGAAATTCCATACGGCCGAAAACGCCGGCATCCATATGATGCCCTTCCCGCTTTGGGTCGCGCAGAAGTACGGCGTCGAGGGCTACACGTTCTCGGACGAGACGACGATTCACCACTTTGAAGGCGAGGGACACTGATGAACCCAATCAGCGAATGGATGAAGTTGGCGATTGCCGCGGTTCTGCTCGCGGTAGTCGGCGCACTGGGCTACTTTGCCTTGCACTGGTACGACGGCCAGCTTGCGGCCTCATACAAGGCCGGGCAAGACGCCGAGCGCGCAGTGTGGCAGCAGAAAGAAACGGCACGCGCGGCGGCCGAGACAAAGGCGACGCTCGACCGCGCCGCCGAGCAAAGCCGCAAGCAGGCCGATATCGACGCGAAAAACCTACAGGTAGAACAAGACCATGAAAAAGCCGTTTCTGCGCTCAAGCAGCGTATTGCTGCTCTCAATGCTACTGCTCGCGAGTATGGCGGGCTGCGCGTTTCAAAAGCCGTCTGCGCCGGAGACGCAAGCGCCGGTAGTGGCGGCCTGTCTGCCGGAACCGAAACCGCAAGTGCCGGCCGCTTTGATGCATGGATTGCCGCCACCGTCGCACTTCCTCTCGACACTCAACGACACCTTCGCGCCAGCGCCCGCGAAGCCGACCAAATAGTCGAGGATTTCCGGACCGTGCAGGATTGGGCGGTCGCACATGGCTACATGCCCGCACCGCCCGCCTACGTGCCGCCGCCGATCCTCGCGGACCCGCCTATGCAGGCTGACCCTGTGGAGACTGGGAAAACGGCTTCTGCCCCTGCCTGAGTCTGTCTCGAACGAAAGCGTTAAAACAGTCGTTCTCGTGCCGGTCCATAAACCGACCGGCGCGATCATTCCATGTATCCCCGTTGCACATTCCCACCTGCGCGATGAAATGCACAGCGAACGCGCGTTTGTCGCTTGGCGTCATTGCTTTAATGGCCGCATTCAGCCTGTAATTCTCTCGCGCTCGGGTGCGCCTCGCGCTCACGTCCGCGGCTAATGCCTCGTGCCGATCCGCTTTATTCCATAGCGGATTCTCGCTGCGAATAGCCTCAATCTCTGCCTCTCGCGCCGCCGCGCGATTCGAATGCGTGACCGTGTGCATCGTCACGGCATTGCCCACCCATTGCGCGCCCGCCTTATGCTGCTTCAGGCGCGCGAAGGCACTCAGCGAAATGCCGACATGGAGCAAGCGGCCGTCGGCGTCATAGTGGCGGTATAGGTCCGTCGGTTTATCGCGCATTGTTCTGTGCTCGCTCGAACGCGCGATAGCCCGTCGTGTGCGCCGCGCTATTCCACTTTCCAGTTTCCGTGCTGAATGCCGCGCCCGGATGCGCGGCGATATAGGCGGCGCGCAGGGCCGCGCGTTGCTCATCGGTCAATGCCGCCGCTGCCCGGCGAGCGGCATCGGCGCGGCGATCCTTCTCGCGCTCGTCAGGATGCTCGTGCGGCAGCTTGGGCGGCGCGGTTTCATCCCCGGTCGTATCGGGAACGTCCGTTACGTCACCATTCTCGAACGAGGCGCGCGCATACCCTGCCCGGCTCGACTTAATCTGTTGCTTCGCGTCGCGCGCGAGCGTTTCCTTTGCCACGCGCAACGCCTTTTGCGGGTCGTCGCGAATCCATTGGATTGCAAGCCTCGCGCCGATATCGCACTTGCTCAACAGAGCGAATGCCTCGGTTTCACGGATCACGTCGTCGGGATCACCCGGCATGTCGTTGATGGACTTCTGCGCCTTTTCCGTCACCTTGAATTTCAGCGCGACGACCTTGCGGTTTTCGCGGATTACGACCATTTCAATATCAATGTTCGAGACGGCATTCACGCGCTTGATGGCGGGCGTCAATACTCGTTGAGAAAGGTATTTGAACTCGTTGTAGACCGGCGCTTGCGCACCCAGTAGCTCGCGCCATACATCAAGCCCAATCGGGCGCGGGCCGCCTACCTTGTGGAATCGGTAACAGTTCTCGTAGAGCGCGAGGGCATACGCGCTATCGAACTGGTTCTGAATGTTGATGTTGATTTTCGCGTACATCGCAGGATCGGCAAGCTGTTGCGAAAGCCCTTTGTCGTAGCGGTATGAGCACACGCCGTTTGCAATCTCGGCGAACGATAGCGCGGTCATGACGGACCATTTTCCCTTGCCATCTTTGAGTCGGTCGAAAATGATGGGCGTGGTCGCGAGGGTCGTGAGGGCTGCGCGCAAGTGCTCAATGTTTTTGCTGCCGCCCCAATCCATCGTTTCGAGCAGCAACGGCACCGCGATAGTATGCGTGCGATTGTCCTCGCTCAGATGGTCGAAAGCGTTCAGCAAAAGCACGTTGATTAGCTTTCGCTCGACCAATCCGAGACTTCCTCCGACATGGATGGCTGCAACGTGTTTGCGCACGTCGGCGGGCAGCTTGTCCAAAACCTTTAGGGGCTGTGTAGCCAATTTCGTTCTCCTAGTTCTGCCGCGCATTGTAGGGTGCAAAAGTGACGTGCGCAATGCGCAAGCGTCACCTTTCGTACCAAATAACAACGCTTGGCGAGTCACCTTCCCCGCAGACCGTCACCTTTCCCCATAAACCGTCACCTTTGTCCCATAGACCGTCACCCGCCAAACCGATATAGACACTTCTTTATCGTTTGCAATCATATACTTAGGCGTGATTTCGGGCTATCTGGCCCCAAACCCCGCAAACCGTCACCTTTCCCCGTAGACCGTCACCTTAGTTCCCCGCAGACCGTCACTTTTGGCACCGCAAACCGTCACCTATCCGCCCGCAAACCCTTACGCGGCGGGCCTTGGGGCGCGCTAAAGGTTTAAAGGTTTGATGATTTTCTAAAGATCATCAGGCGATGATGATGATGTTTTTAGAGGCAAGAACCCCCCAAAAAGCAAAAACCCGACGGCGCGAGGCTCGTCGGGTTCGGCGATAGACATTCCTATCTTAGGCGCTCGGATGCGTCGCATCCCATTCGGCAATCAGGCGCGCGGCCTCTTTCTCGACGGCCCGGCGACACACGGCACTGATAGCGCTGTTCGGAAAGTGCTCTTTGATCCAGTCGAGTTTGAGCTTCAGGGCTTCGTCCATTTCGAGGCGGATCGACGTTTTGACGCGCGGGTTTGCGTCCTCCCACGGCCGGCGCTCGCGCTCGGGGCGCGGCTTGAGGTCGAGCGCTTGCTGGCGCGCATCGCGCACGGGCGCAGGCGCGATGGCGCGCGGTTGCTCGCCGACGATGGTCACGTCATCGGCGCTCAGGCGAACGCCTTTTTTCAATTCGTATTGAACGTTCATGGCTTGGTGTGCTCCGCGATCAGTTTTTCGGCGTACTCCAGCACGGCCGCTTTGACGATTTTCTGAATCGACATTTTCGGCACGGTTTCGGTAATCCAGACGAGCCGCGCGTGTAGCTCAGGATCAAAGGTGGTCGTGAAACCCTTGGCCTTGTCCGGCACGAACTCGCGCCACGGCTCAGGCTCGGCTTTCTTTTTGGGCGGCGGGGCGGTTTTTGCGGCCTTGGCGGGCCTCGCGGCCGTCGGCGCGGGCGTTGGGTCGTCGGCGGGCGCGGCGGGCGCTTGTGCGGCCTTTTCGGGTCCGACCTCAGTTTGAGGCTGCACCGCGGGTGGATCAGGCGGCTGCGCCACGGGTTGCGCGCCCTCCTCCGTGCCGAGAATGGTCGAGAGGTCGGTATTGGCCGGGCGCGCATCGCTTTGCGCGAACAGGGCCATGCGCTCCTCGCGCTCGCGCTGGCGCTTCAGTTCGCTCGCGGTCGGTTGCTTGGCGTCGCTCATGCAAAAATCTCCTTGTACAGTTCCGCCATTTCGTTGAGCGCTTCCTTGGGCGGGCGCTTCTGCTCGACGATGACCTCCGCCGTTTCGAGCAGCTTTTTGTAGGCGTCGCGGTCGCGCACGACGGCATCCATGACCGTGTATTCGCGAAACTTCGCTACGTTCGCGTAGAAATCGGTCACGTCGCTTTTCTTCGCGTTGGTGCTTGCGGCCGACGGAAAGAGCAGCGCACGCAGTTTCGGATTGAGCGAGCGAACCTCGCCGATAATGCTGTTCATGTTCGTGAGGCGCTCGGAATCGAGCTTGGGCGGCCGGCACGGCGTCACGACCACGTCGGCGACGAGCAGCGCGCCGCGAATCTCCGGCGAGCCGTGCCCCTCCCCGCCCGCGTCAATCAGAATGTCGTCGTACTTGCCGGAGTTCTGCAGGCGTTGGATATCCGGGTCGATGCGATACCATCCGCCGCCCTCCAGCGGATAGGACACGAGCGAGACGTGCGGCACGTCGGGCAGGCCCGCGAGCTTGCGCGCGTTACAGACAGACGTGGTGCTCTGCCCGGAGTCGGAGTCGACGAGCAACACACGCCGGCCCGCCATCTGGCGCATCACGGCCATATTCAAGCAGGTCGTCGTCTTGGTCACGCCGCCCTTGGTATGGGCAAACACGTAGGTAGGCATCAGGTCCGGTCCTTATCGGTGCGGGGTGTATCGGTGTCATCGGTATAGATTTCCTTATAACCCAACGCACCATTTCACACAATGTCAGACGTGACCTGTACCCGCCGAACCGGGCTAAGTGTGTTGGATGGCCAACGGTGGGCACCGGACCGGACGTGGCGAGGTTTGGCTTGGTTGCACCGAACCGAACTGAACCGAAACACACCTAACCTAAACTGTTCTGTACACACCTATTTTGGTGCGGTGTATTTAGGTTGAGTCGAAACCGAATGATTGTGTAAAAACCGAACGCGTATTGACCCTTTCTGTTAAAAACTGACAAGAATTGGTGTTAAGACATGTGTTTTTGTTGGTTTAAATTGGGTCTGACCGGACTTGGCTTTGTCGAAACTGGGTCGGAGCGAACGAAAGGCCCTTAAACAGTCAGATTCAAGTCGAAACGAAACAAACGGACAAAACCGAAACAAGATTGAAGAAAACCGGTTCGGGCGGACGAGAATTCGTCTGTTTTGAAGTGGCGCGCGCCGCGCGGGCGGCCGGAATGAGGGGCGCGCACCTGTACAGAACACTTTAGGTTAGTACAGGTGCGGTTTGGTGCGGTGTTATGCGTTGCGTTTCGGTCGGGCCGGCACGCAAACGGTGAGGCTTGTATTGGTCAGGCTCGGCCGGTTGTCGTCGGGCTTGGCACGGTCGCCACAGGCTAAACCCGGTTCGCCCGGCCGCGGACGGCCCTCGGCGGCGCGCATGTTCGCCTGCATTGCCAGAAACACGAACGCGAGCACAGCGACAAGCAGCCAAGTCGGCAGTTCTTTCACAATTCTCCTCACCTCGCCTCCTGTTTGTTCCAGCGGCAGCCTGCGCACTTCGAGTCCGCCGTGTGTTCGCTGTATTTGCAATCCTCGCTCATGACGTGCCGAACCTCGACAAATACCGGATTGCGCAGGAATCGCCCGTCACCAACGGGTAAGGGCGGCATATAGCCGTCCTGCGCGAAGTAGGGCGGCGCGCGCTCGGGGCGGTTGTGGCAGGCGTTGCGCTCGGGCGGGCGTCCGCGCACGGGCGGGGTAGGCGGCTCGATCACGTCGGCGCGCGCCGCGTGGCGCTTCGCCGCGATCACGGACGGGCGAATCTCGCATTCGTCGCCACAAATCATGCAGTGCAGATACCCGCCAATCAGGCGCAGCGGCCCGGCGTGTGCCGGGTCGGGGCATTGCCACGCGCTACGCTCCTCGACGCCGGGCAGGGTCACTTGTTCCATTTCGCTCGCCTCTCCGCTTCTTCTTTCGCGCGCTGCGCGGTCCATTCGCGCGCCCGCGCAACGCCGACGCGGTACATGCACATCATGTTGTGGGACAGGGGAACGTCGAGCACGCTGGCGTAAAACTCGCCCTTGCCGGTCATCACCCCCTGCTTGACCTTGCAGCGCTTGCGCGCGAACTCGTCATAGGCATACTCGCTGCCCCAATGCGCCTGCTGCGTCGCACTCAACTCGTCCCACTGAACATAGAGCGCGCGGTTCACTTCCTCAGTGTCCGGCATGTCGCACACACGAATCCATGCCGGACGCTTGCGGCAAAACTCGGCGGCGTGCGCGCTCGCCTGCTCGACGCTGAAATACTCGCCTGTATCGATGCGCCCGGTCATCACGCTTCCTCCGTTGCAAGCACGCGGCGCATGCCGGTCGACGAATCCTCTGCGCTCACGACGCCGCGACCCTGCAGCGCTTCGAGCAGGCGGGCGGCGCGGTTGTAGCCGATGCGCAAATGGCGCTGCACGAGCGAGATAGAGGCGCGGCCGTTCTCGATCACAATTTTCTGCGCCTTGTCGAGCAGGTCGTCGTCGGCCTCCGCCATGTCGGCCAAGTCCTCCTCCTGTTCGCGCACGCCGCCGAGCGACTCGACCAATTGGCCGACCATCTGCGTGAGCGTGCCCGCCATAATCACGAAGTCATTCGCGAACATGTCCGCATCGGGCGTCGCCTCTGCTTCGCTTTTGAGAATATCGAGCGGCTTCACGCGCTTGATTGACCCGTTGCCGCCAAGCACGAATGAAACCTTGTCATCCCACGTCAGCGCGAGGGCGGCGGGGCGCTGGCCGGCTTCGAGCGCGCGCGTCGCGTTCTCGCCCTCGATGGTGACGTTCGAATACTTGATGTTGCCGCCATTGGTCGTCACGAACAGCGCATCGCTGTCGATGGTGAAAGGCTCGGGCGGCGTATCGAGCAGCCAATTGGACATGGCCGTGCTCGGCGCGGTGTTGGTGCCAAGCGGGTGCATCTTGATCGGTTCGCCCACGGCCTGCAGCAGCGCGCCGATCATGTCGTCAGCAATCGCCTTCGAGGCCGTGTCGATCACGAACAGGCCGGCTTTGAGCGACAGCCATGCGCGCGTCGTGCGGCTTGTCTTGAATGCCTGCGGCAACAGTTCGTCGATGGCGCGCTCTTTGAGTTCCTTGAGCATCTTGCGGCCGGGCTTGTGGCCGTATTCCTTCTCATAGGCGGCGGCTTGGCGCGCGACCTCCTCTTTGACGACCGATCCGGGCAGGTTGCGCTTTTGCGTGCGCAGCGCAATCAGGTTTTCGCCATTGACCGCATAGACGTGCGAGCTTTCCTTATGCGGCTCGATGAAACCGACCGACTTGGGTTGAAGGTCCGTACAGGGCGCGAACGCGAGTTTGGCAAGGCGCTCGGCGAGCACGTCGGCGGTTATCGGAAACTGCGTGACCTTGTAGAGCGTGAGGTTCTTGAAAAACATGGTGAGATTTTTATCTGTTGTCGTTTGAACGGGAGGGCAGGCGAGCACGAGGCGCGCCGGCCGTTTATCAGGTGATTCAAAAAGGGCTGTCTGCAAATTCGGCCATGCTCGGCGGGACATACTCGCGGCCCTCGCGGCGCGCTTGGCGGATCAGCAGCTTTTCGCGAAACGACTCGATCATGCTGTCAAAGCGCCACAGGTCCGCGACGAGTTCCTCGATGTAGTCGTCGTCGCGTTCCAAGCGCTGCCGGTAGAAGTGCAGGCCGATGGATTCAAGCGCCGGGCAGTACACACAAAAGTCCCACCACTTGCGATTGGACAACCACAGGTTTCCCTGAATCTGATCGACGTACTTCGATGGGTCGTCGTCGATGTAGACCGCCTCCAGTTCCTTCGGCCCAATCAGGCACTTGTATTCCGCGCCGCCCGGTCCCTTTTGCGGGCACTCGATCCAGCCGTCGGCGCTCGCGCCAAACTTGTTGTCGTCGGTCAGGATGATCCCGACCGGACGCACGCGCAGGCCGATATCCGCCTCGTGCAGAATCCGCGCGTCGCCTTCGAGGCGTTGCCCGCGTTTCATCTGCCACGTTTCGGGCGCGTCATCGTCGAGCGGTACGCCGCTGATGCGCTCGATGGCGAGCTTGAACGCGAGGTGCCGTGCGGTATCGCTCGGCGTGCGTCCGTCTGCCTTGCGCGAGCGTGCCGTGCGAAAGTTGCTCGCGGTCAGCACGCCGGCACGCGCGGCAAGCCATTCAGGCGTGCCTTGCTGGCAGTCGACGACGATCACAGGTCGTCAGCCGGTGCGCCGGCCGCCTTGGCTTGTGCTTCGAGTTCATCCTGACGCTGGTTGTAGTAGGTGGCGTACTTCGCCTTTTCCTCTTTCGGCAGGCCCGCCATGACCTTGCTCAGTTCGCCGAGCGTCTTGGCGTTTTTCAGCCCCGCGTGGACGGGCACGCCGACGGTCGTATTGCCGCCGCCTGCGCCCGGCTCCTGTCCGTCCTCGTCGAGGTCGTCATCGGCGGCCACTCCTAGCATGGCGCTCACGACATAGCGACGCAGATACGTGATGGTCGCGCCGAAGTCTTTGATTTCGCCGCCGACGCGATTCACGATCATGTCGGACTCGATACGCGCGCCCGTCTTGTGCGCGAGGATCGTGCGAATGTGCGTGTCGCCATCGATGGCCGTCACGAGCGAGAGCAGGGCAAAGCCGTTTTTCGACAGGTGCGGCGTCGTCTTGCTGCGGATTTCTTCGAGGTCGGCATACTTGAACTTGTATGCGCGCTTCGATTGGTCTTTCGGTTGAACCGTGACCTCGCGGTTTTTCAGGATCGGCTCGAACCCGCCTTGCGCGAGTGCGAGTGCGCCAAACATTTCGCCGAGATTCGCCGGGTTGCCGCCATCGATCAGGTTCGCGTCGACAACGGGTTTCAGTTCGAGCACTTCGGCCGGGATAGGTGCGTTCATGGCTTAGGCTCCCTTTGCGGCGTCGATAGCGGCGTCGATACGTGCGACCAAGTTGCCCTCATAAGCGGCCGGATGGTCTGCGACATAGGTACGCGATTCAATCAGCAGTGCGAGCAGCGTTTCAGCGTGCTGCTCGGCGCGCTCGCGGGCTGCGCGTGCGGCTTCCTTCCGCTCGCGCTGGATGCGCACGGCTTCCTCGCGGGCTTCGCGTTCCTTGCGCTCGGCTTCAGCCTTCGCCGCGCGCTCGGCGGCTTCTGCGGCTTCCTGCTTCTCGCGCTCCGCACGTTCGGCCGCCTCGCGATCCGCTTGCTCTTTGCGCGCTTTCGCCTCGCGGAACTCCTTCAACTCCTCCGCATCCTTCGCCGCTTCGAGCATCGTTTCGAGGTTCGAGCGTGCGCCGGTTGCTGCCTCGGTTGCTTCGGTCGTGAATTCGGCGAATTCGTCGAGGTTGACCGCGTTGAGGCGGTCGAGCGTGCGCTGAATCTGCGCTGCGGGCAGGCCGATAGCGGTCGTCGGCGCGAGGCGGATATTGTTGATTCGCTCGCGCAGCTTTTCGACGCGCTCGCGCTCGGCAGCTTCCGCGGCGGCGGCGCGGTCGCGCGCGGCCTGCTCCTCGGCAGCCTTGGATTGCAGCTTGGCGAGTTCTTCGCGTGCTTGAGCGTTCGTCAGGTGCGTCTTGAGGGTGTCGAGGCTTGCGCGCACCGCGTCTTGCGCAGCCGGCATGTACTCCTCCCAGTCGCGACGCGTGAGGTATTCGAACGAATCGAGGTCGCGAATCTGCGCCTCGATATCGGCCGATGCGGCGCTCACGTACTGCTCGGGCAGCTTTTGCAACTGGGTGAGCGCGCCGACGTGCGCCTCGATACGGCGGCTTTCGGCGGCGGCCTTCTCGTGCTTGATGCGGTCGATTTCCGCCTGCTCCACGTCAATCTGTGCCTTGATCGGGTCGCGCAGGGCCACAACCGAGTCGATGGCAAAGTCGCGCTGCGTGCGCGCGAGCTTGAGCATGTCCTGAATCGGCGCGTTCCATTCGGTATAGGCCGCTTCCATGCTGGTTTTCAGCTTCGTGAGGCGGCTTACGGTGGCCTTGGCCTCTTTCATCCCGGCCGGGTCTTTCACGTCAAACACTGCGCCGCTGTAGGTCGCTTTGAGCAGCGCGAGCATTTCGCCCGTGAGGCCCGGCGCGAACGGCGCGATAGCCGTGATGGCGGTGCCTTTGTCGCCCTTGGGCGTGGCGTCGAGGATTTCGTCGATCTTGAGGGTTTCGCGCTGCGCGCTCGACAGCACGATAGAGCCGTCGAGGATGGCGTCGATATCGACCGCGGATGCCTTGACCGGCTCGGCGGCGGCCTGCTCAAGCAGAGCGGCAGGGGTAGGTGCGTTCATATTATGCGTGGCCTAAAAGTGGTGGATTTGTGCTGCATGAGAAAGGGCGTTAAGCCGGGCGAACCGAAACCTTGCAGATACCGAAGCGCTCGATGGCTTGGTCCCAAACGTCGAACGAGTGCGCGCCGATGGCGGAATAGAACAGCGTTATCGCCTCGGAAGTTTTGACCACTACGAAAAACGATTTCATGTCCGGCTCCTGTCTGTTGCGACGCCCGATATAGAAGCATCGATAGTCCGCATCATAGAGGTATCTTTGACTCTATGCAATAGAGATATCTATATTTCAGTGCGCAAATATGGAATCGGGACGTCCGGTGTCCCTGTTGCCGGACTGCAACATATAGAAATGCGCATCCCCAAACTTACCGTGAATTACTGTCGCGAAAACAGCAAGAATGACCGCTTGCGGAAAGCAGTATTGAAAGTGAACGTTTCGGCCGGAAGGGCTGTAGCGGTCTGTCCCTTAAGAGGGCGTAAGGTATGAGGGAAGGAATTACCGCGACGTACGCAAACATTACGTTGAATAGGTGAACAAAACGTTGGCGCGCGCAAAAAAAGACCCGCCGAAGCGGGTTCATCTTATGAAATACTTACGGAAACAATTTGTTACGGGTCAGCCCTCGCGGTAAAGGTAAGCCCCTAGACAGGTGAGTGCATCCGCTTCGTCGGCGGTGTACGCTTCATCCGGATAGCGGTTCTTGTCTGGATTGTCGTTCGTAAGGATGACGTGACCATCGGCGCGCCGATGCACTCGCTTGATGCGAGGGCCGTCGACAGTGTCGAAAGCGTAGATTTGCCCTGTGATTAGCTTGTCGCAACCTGCTTTACTGAATACGACCGTATCGCCATGCTTGATGAACCCCGACATGCCATCGCCATCCCCAATGATGGCAAACACGTCCTCTGGCTTTGCGCCGAGGCGGTCGAAGAATCGTTGATCTTTAATAAGAGGGCCAATCTTCGCCCTCAGGTCGTCGAGGTTGGCCTGACCCGATGCGCCGCCGCAACTGCCTGCAGAAGGCAGGATGGCAATTTCAAACTCCATCACTTCAGTGTCCGATCCATCGTCGAGCACCCGACGGTAGTCGCTTGTGCGGAGTTCCTTTTCGCCTAAGCCAGTCTCTAGCCATAGGGGCACAACGTTGAGTGCTGCAGCTAACTGGGCAATGCTTCCGGAGCGCGTTGACTTACCTTTTTCTAATGCGGAAATGGTTGGTTGAGTCAGCCCCGCGCGCCTGCTTAGTTCCTTCTGCGACATGTTTAACTCAGTGCGACGCTGGTACACGCGCCCACCAAGGGTGTTCTTCGACGACATTGATAGCCCCACAAAGATAGTTTCGACTTATAAGTTTATTTATTTGCCTATAGGCGTGCTTATAGCACGGATATAGATAGAGACGGAAGTCGAAAACGAACGAAATTTCTATGTTCGCCCGGCCGGCGTGGCGCGCAAACGATAGAAACGCCGATTTTGTTTCTTGTCTGAAACAATAGATATGTTTATACTGTGTCCCGTCGTACAAAAGCATATGTAACCGACAGAACAGGTAAAAAATGCAGCCACATGTGATGATTCAAGCGTTGCAAAAGCAGGCGAAGCTGACGCAAACGCAGATAGGCGAGGCCATCGGCCGCACGCAAGCGCACGTCTGCCACCTTGCCAAGCCGCCGAAAAAGAATTCGCGCCCCTCGCATGACGTGGCCGAAGCGCTCGCGCGTCTGTGCAAGAAGTACGCGGTAGTCGTTCAGTAAGAGGCACGACATGGCAGGCACCAAGAAACCACGCAAGAAATACAGTGGTCCTAAATACTCCAAGGAAGCGCAACGCGCCGCCTCGTTCATCAAGATTCAGCGCGCCTACACGCTTGGCGCACTGAACGCGAACTATGACGTGGTGCTCGACGACGATCAGCAGCGCGATATCGCCATTGCCTACGGCGTGGCAATCGACCGCATGGCGCGCGGCAAGGGCGACGCGGAGGACTTGGGGCAACTCGGGTTCATGACCAACGTGGCGCGCGTGTTGTGCGAGCGCTCGACCGATGAACTCGACTTCGGCAAGCAGTATGAGCCGGACATTATTGAGGCGCAGGCCGCGCTCATGCGCGCGCACTTTCGCCGCCGCGCCGGCAAGACGCTCGGCTTTGATGCGGTGGGCCTGCAGGCGGTGCGCCGGGCCTATCAGATTCACTCCGCGCAAATGCAGGTCGCGGGCGCGGGGCACCTGATTTCCGCCAGCGCCGAGGTCACGCGCCGCCAGCAAGCGGGCGACGTGATGAGCGAGGAGGAGGCGATGGCGGCCTGATGCGACGGGCCATGCAGTGTTGCGGGGAAGTGCTGTAGATCGTCGTTTTCGCGTGCCTATCGAGGGCCACGTTTTTCAGGTTATATCGTGATGAACCACATAAAAAGCATCAAACACGTTGCCGGCCACAATACGCAGTTCAGCGCGGCCATCGGCGCGCGCACGTATCAAACCATTGCCCGCCCGCTGACGCGCCGCGTGCGCGTGATGGACGTTTCGACCTGCTGCACCATCGCCTACGTCGGCTCGACCTTGGGCCATGCGCGCCTGCTCGACGCTCTGATTGGCGACGGCGTGCTGCACATCGACGGCATGCCGCGCGCGGACTATCGCGCCCATTTCGTCGTCGTCGCATCCGAGGCGGGCACGCCTGAAGTGCTCGTGACGCCCGAAGGCCAACGCTGGATCGCCCGCGCGTATCCCGCCACGAAACTGGCCCGCAAACACCATCGCCGGGCCGCCCTCCAATGATTGCCTCCCCGCATCCGAACGCCATCGCGAACTACCGCGAGGGCACGTCGAAGCAGAAAACGTATTCACACGTTCGCAAGCGCTGCGGATGCGGCAAGGTCGCAACGGCCATCGACCTCGAACGCTACGGCAAGTGCGCGCGCTGCCAGCGCGAGAAGCCTAAGCCGTAACCGTCCCCCATCCCATCGAGAGAAAACGACGTGTCGAAAATCACCGATTCGGCACGCGGGGAGTCGTGCGCCCTGCGTTTGCCCGGCGTGTGTTGCGCGGACCCGGAAACGACGGTTTGGGCGCATGGAAATGATGTTGAAGGCGGCAAGGCCAAGGGCAAAAAGCTCGCGCGTTACGACCATATCGGCTGCTACGCCTGCTACTTCTGCCACATGGTCTTGGACGGGCAGGCCAAGCGACCGGCGCACCTGACGCTCGAACAGGTGAGAGAGGCTGAGCAGCGGGCGCGAGCCGAAAGCGCGCAGAAGTTGAAAGACAAGGGGCTGTGGCCCGACGACGAGACGCTTGCACGCAAGCCCGTCACGGCACACAAGCCCCTCGAAAAGAAGGTGACGCCCGCGGCGGCGCGCGCGGTCGTCAAAAAGGTAACGGCACTGGATCAACGCGGCCGCGAGCCGGAGCGCAAAGCGCGCATCGCATCGCGACCACTGGCAACAGGAAAGAGCATGACCACCACTGAGAACCGCTGGCCGAAGCGCAAGATGCAATCGGCGAACCGTCTGCAATCCCGCCCGTTCGGAGGTCGCTCGTGATTATCGAATTCGACCGACACGAGGCGTGCGTTTTCGGCGTGACTGAGGCCGCCGTCATCGCCTGCATGCGCGACTGGTTCGCAGAGGCGCGCGCCAAAGGTGAGAACGTTCGGGACGGCCGCGTGTGGCTGTCCATGACCATCGACGATATCGCGTGCCGCGCGGGCTTTCTGACCGCGCAGCAAGCGCGCAGCGTGCTCGGCTCGCTCCTCTTTCAGGGCGTCATCATCACGAGCGCGCCGACCACGCCCGCGCCCGTGCGCCCGCTCGTGTTCGCGTTCGGCGATGAAAAACGATTCATGAGGGCCGCATCATGAAAGCGATGCCGTGGTTTCGCATGTACGTGGACTTCCTGAATGATCCGAAAATCGTGTCGCTCGCGCACGAGGACCAACGGCATTACGTCGGCGTGCTCGCGCTCAAAAGCGCGGGCGTCATCGACCAAGCATGCGCGCCGGACCTCCTGAATCGCATCGTCGCGCAGCGTCTTTGGATCGATCATTCCGCCATCGTCGAGGTTAAGAAGCGCCTCGTTGGCGCGGGCCTGATCGGCGAGGACTGGCAACCGCTCGCATGGGAGAAGCGCCAGTTTCGCGGCGACGCCGATCCGACCGCGACGGACCGCAAGCGCCGCCAGCGCGAGCGCGAGCGCGACGATGCGCTTGCTGCTGCGGGCGTAGCGAACGGCGGTCACGCACCTGTCACGCGTGACGGTCACGGTGTCACGGATGATGGTCACGGCGCGGTCACGCGTACAGATACAGAGACAGATACAGAAGCAGAGAAGAAACACATACCGCCTGACGGCGGTTCGCCGCCCGATGGCGGCTCCTCTGGCTCTGAGGATGATGACAAAGACGGCACGCGCAAAAAGCCGCTGTCAAAGGCGTGGCTCGTGCGCGAGGGCGTCAAAGCGCAACACGCCGCTGACTGGCTCACCGCGCGCCGCGCGAAGAAACTGCCGCTCACGCTCACCGCATGGGAGGGCGTCTGCAACGAGGCTGAAAAAGCCGGGCTGAAGCCTGAGCAGGCCGTGCATATGTGCGCGACGTTCTCATGGGCCGGGTTCAAAGCCTCATGGCTCGAAAAAGAGGAGCGGCAAAGCGGCGGCGCGTGGTGGACGAGCGAAGTGCTCGCGCTCGCCAAAGCCCTGCAGGTCGGAGCCGGCCCGGCACGCCGCGGCGAAAGCACCGACCAATGGCACGCGCGCATTCGGGCGGCCATCGACAACGGCGGCGCACCGCCCGCACCGCGCCCGCAAGCCGTTACCCCGCTCGATCCTATCCCGGCGCCTGACGCGGCCGCTGTCGCCCCGTCTGACCCTGCCAGCGCGCGCGCTGCACTCGCCAGTGCCGCGGCCCTGCTCAAGTCGAAACAGTTCGGAGGCGTACCCGCATGATCCTGCCGCCCATCATCCTCGACGAGGAAGCCGACAACGTCGTTGAACTCAATGCGCCATTCAAGCGCCGCGAGCAGGCCCGCCAGTTTGAGCGCGTGCCGCTCGGCAAGTGCCTGCACTACGCCGGGCAGGTCACGTACCAGATCGACGAGAAGCTCGCCGATGTGACGTGCGGCGGCTGTGGCGAAAAGCTCAATCCCATGTTCGTGCTCGCGCAACTCATGAACCGCGAGAGCCGATACGCGCAGTTCCGCGCCGAGTATCAGGAAGAAATGAAGCGCCTGAACGAGCGCAGCCGGACCAAATGCCAACACTGCGGGGAAATGACCCGCATCAGCAAAAACTGAGGAGCCGAACCATGAACCATCGCCGCATTGTGTGCTGGCTGGCGCTCGACGCCTGCTCGCTGGTTGCCGCCAAGCTCGCCATACGCGAGAACGACACGCAAGCCGACTCAATTCCGCTCGTCGTCGTCGCGCATCGCCTCTACGGTCATGCGTACATCGAGCAGGCGGCGCGCTACCTCGGCGTGCCGGTCATATCGGCCTCGTCGGCGCAATGGCTGAACTATGACGCGCCGGGCGATGTGCATGTATTCGGCGTACCGGTCGAGGAGCAGCGCGAGCATGACGACCTGCAATCGGCCTTTCCCTCGCGCAAGCTCGCGAGCGTGCTCGCTGACCGCGCCTTGCGCCGCGAGGACTGCATCGAACTGTGCCGCCGCGTCGGTATCGCCTTCGCGCCGTCGCCCTATGCCAACGTACTGAGGGCGGCCGCATGACCCGCAAGTACGCCGTCGGCGAAATCCTCATTTTCCAGAACGGAAAGCACGAGCCGGAGCGCAACGAGAGCGAATGCCTCGTGATGCAGCACCGTGACAAGTCCATCGACCCAATCACGCTCGAATACGAATACGGCGAGTTCTACGGCATCGAGTTCGAGGACGGCGCGCGCCGCTCGGCGCTCGAATACCAACTGCGCCGCCGCAACGAGCCGCCGCCCGTCGACAGCGTCACGCGCGAGGCGCGCAACGATCAACCGGAGCATGTGCAATGACGAATGCCCACACTGCATGGCGCTTTGAGGAGGGCGATACCCTGCGCGTCGCGGGCGAGGGGCACCATAACGGCGCGCGTGGCGTCGTGCTCAAGTGCCTGCGCGGCTATATCGATGACGAGGGCAACAAGGTCGATATGGGCGGCGGCTGCTATGCCGTGCGCATGCTTCGCTGTGGCTGTGAGGGCCTCGTGTTCGAGCATCAGGTGTCACGCGAGGGCGAGCGGCCGTGTCTGCAGTAAGCCTGTGCGAACGCTGCCTGACGTTCTCAGTGCTCTACTGGAAGCAAAACCGCTGCTGTATGGTGCGCATGCTCGCGAATAGCCCGAAACCGCATCGCGTGGCGGCCATGAACAAGGTGCGCGCCGAGCAGGGCATCGAGGCCGCCGAAATGCTGCGTGCCGATATTGCCGCCGAATACCATCGGCGAAATGCCTATATGGCGGCGCGCAAATCCGATTAACTTCGCTCTGAAATATAGATATGTCGATAATCGACGTTAATACCGAATCGCGACTGCGCGAGCGCATTGCCAAACTCGAACGCACACTCGCAGCTTACGACCGTTTGCTCAATACCAATGCTGCCGACGAACAGCGCAAACGCCTTGCTGCGCTTGAGTCTGCACTGACTGACGTGCTCTGCTCGCATCCGCAAGACGACGCGGCAATGGTGCTCGCGAAAAGCGGCGTTTCTACAACACGGGGCGCTGAAATTCTCATTCTCCTAAGCAAAAAATTCGCCCTTTGAAATAGAAGTATCTATATAATCCCCGACAGGAAATAGACGTTTCTTTTCGGGGACTTGCGAATGACTCAGGCGGTGATCTTGATATCGGGCGCGCTCGCTATCTGGCTGACGCAAATGGGCAGTGTGGTCGCGCAAAAGTGGGCCTGCATCGTCGGGATACTGGGTCAACCGTTCTGGTTGCGCGCGACCTACCTGAAATGCCAATGGGGCATGTTGGCGCTGTCCGTGTTCTACACGGGCGCTTGGGCCTTCGGCGTCTGGACCTACTGGATCAAACCTTGGGTGCTCGAATGACGCAGATAGTCCCGTTTTCGTTTGGCATGGAATCCGTGCGCGTAGTCGCCATCGAGGGCGAGCCGTGGTTTGTGGCGCGCGATGTGGCCGCCACGCTCGGCTATAGCAATACGAGCAAGGCCATTTCTGACCATTGCAAGGGGATAACGAAACGTTACCTCCCTACGCCGGGCGGCGAGCAGGAAATGACGCTCATTCCTGAGCGCGACGTGTACCGCCTCG